AAGACGCATCAATCTTTTTCATAAATAAAGATTACATTGCCGATAAAGTCGCCATGATTAAGGACAAAGTGTCCAAAGTGGCAAAGATCACTAAATACCGTCCTGGTGATTGGTTATCTGTTGACATTTGTTAATTCCTCCGGTTTGGATATTTTTTTAACTGTTTAAATTAGATTTGACGTTGTGCTGCAAAATAAGTGTAGGATTCTCAGCCAAAACGTGCTGCGAAGCCTCAGAAAAATCTTCGCCTTTTTCTTTCATTCTTTCTTTTGTAAGCTGAGAAAGTTTTGAATCGACATTGCTTTCGGGTGATTTATCTTTGTTGGTAAATTCACCGAATTCAATTACGGGTTCAGTATTTTCAAGATTGGCTTTGAAAATATCCACTTGAGTTTTCTTTTTGGTTTCGTCACCTTCTGAATAATCTAGGCTTTCTTTGCCATCGAGATCCATTAACATGGCGAGGTTTGCTTCTTTATTAGCGGGCAACATTTTGCCTTCACTGGCCAGACCATCCAAATATTCGCTATACTGGACTTTCTTCTCGGATTCTTTGAAGTCTGCGAAAGCCTTGATTTCTGTGGCTTTTTCGGTTTCCAATTTTGTATTGCTTTCTTTGAGAGTTTTGATTTCTTCTGAAAATTCACCGTTTGATTTTTCAAGTTCGGTGATCTTGGCTTTTGCTGTTTCTAATTCATTCATTTCGGAGTCCTCCGGGTTTGTTTGTGTAAATTTTACTGTTTTACCGGTTGATCCGGTTTTGGTTTTTGATTCATTAAAAGCTGTTCTAGGTTTCGGCTGTTGATTTCCGGCCTCTTCAATTTGATCAATGTCAAAGTTTTCAATTACTTCATCGGTTTTTTCTACGCCATCCTTTTCAATCATCTTATCGCGCAAATTTCTCAAGATTCTACCAATTGCTTTAAAAGCAAAAATTGAATGAAAGCTTCCGAATTCATCTTCATGTTCGGCAAAATCGATAGTGAAAAAATCATTGTCCTCTTCTTTAAAAGCGAAACCAGCCAATCCTTTAATTGCGGGAGCCTCGGCCCCTAAAAATGCGATGTGGCGAAGACTCAAGTTAGAGCGTAGAGCAATCGAGCGATTTTTAAACATTTTCTTTTTGAGCATGACGCCAAATTCGTCAACGATGTCACCCATTTCGCCGAAAAGAGTCTCGCCATCTCGCCAAACTTTTTTAAACCACGCCATTGCTGGCTTGTCTTTGATCTTATGGCCTAGGGTTGCGGGAATATCTTCGCCGCCGTCATTAAAAGTAGATACGATTTTATCGAGGTCGGCTTTTGTCCATTCTTTAGTATGTCCGGATGAATCGGTTTGTTTGCCAGCTTTGAAAAGCTCCATCTTGACTGTTTTATTTTTCGCCAATTTTTCGCCTCATTCCAACACCGAAACCACAACCGATTAAAGCGTCCACTTCAATAGGTATAACATAACCGAAACATCTTGCTAGATTTACAGCAGCCTCGGCAACGCATGACCACCAACTTAAAGATTTTGGCATTAAATATTTCACTGTTTCAATTTAAACAGTTATTTCGCAACTTCGCAAGTGACTTTTTTCTCTGTTGCGTCACAATCTTTTTATTTGTTAATTCAGAGGTTATAATAAGATCATGGAATGAATCGGAATCATTGTTCAATCATTGTAGATATGGCCTATAACGAAAAATCAAAAGAGAATCTCAAATCATTCGAACCGGGTGAATCTGGAAATCCAAGCGGAAGGAAAAAGGGATCGCTAAACCTCAAAACGATTTTAAATAAATTTCTGGAAATCGATTCAGGCGAAAAACATCCCGAAACCGGCGAATCAATGAACGTCTATGAACAATCTGTTTTGGCACAAATCAAAAAAATGAAAAAAGGGGACTTGAATAGCTTTAAGGAAATCGTCGATCGAAAAGAGGGCAGGGCAATTCAAACCAGTTTAATCGCCGGTGGTGGTGATGAATTTGAAGGATTAACAATAGAGGAAAAGAAAAAGAAGCTCGACGAATTATTAAAAAAAGCCAATGAATGACGAACAGAAAAACTTGGCTTTAAATAAAGCCTATCAACTCGCGACCATGATCCGAGCGGATCAATGTAAGGCCAATTATTTCACATTCTTCTGTGAATTTTGGGATGTGATAATTCCCGACAAATTGATCTTGAATTGGCATATAAAATATGTCTGTAATCGATTACAAAATCTTTTTGAAAAGTTAGAGCAAGGAATTCCGCCCGGTGATATGGAGATTAATATTCCACCTGGATCTTCAAAATCAACAATCGTTACAATTTTATTTCCAGCGTGGTGTTGGGTTCGGCGACCTCGGACTCGAATCATGTCTGGATCTTACGCCGGAGATATCGCCATCGAACACGCAGTCAAATCTAGGGATGTGATGAAATCAGAGAAATTTCAAAGATTCTGGCCCAATTTGATTCAATTTAAAGCAGATATGGATAATAAAGGATTTTATGAAAATACTGAACGGGGAACCAGGATTGCAACGTCAGTCGGCGGAGCATCAACAGGCCGACACGCCGATATTTTGGTTCATGATGACGCACTTAATCCAAAAAAGGCCGCTTCGGATGTGGAACGGGAAAACGCGAATAATTTTATAGATAAAACTTTTTCAAATCGTAAAACAGATAAAAAATTGACACCTATAATCGGGGTCGCTCAACGATTACACGAAGATGATCCGACAGGCCGAAAGCTTTCTTCAAATACCAATTTCGAACACATTTGTCTGCCTGCCGAGATTACGGATTTGAAAAATGTTGTGCCCTCAAAACTGAGATTATTATACAAAGATGGTTTACTCGACCCGGTTCGAATGGATCGCGAAGTTTTGGATCAACAGAGAAAACAGCTCGGCGGCATCGAATACGGTGGGCAGTTTTTACAGTCGCCCAGGGACGCCGAAGGAAATATTTTTAAACGCGATTGGTTTCGATTTTATACCGACCTACCAATGGAGCAGCCACTCAGAAAAGTTCAGTCATGGGATACTGCATATAAAACAAAACAGGAAAATGATTTCTCAGTATGTACAGAATGGTTTGAATATAAACATGGATATTATTTGACTAATTTTTTTGAGGGTAAACTTGAATACACGCAATTGAAAGATAAAATTAAAGTCTTGTATCAAAAGACGAAACCACATTGGGTTTTAATTGAAGATAAATCAAGCGGCCAAAGTGCGATTCAAGAATTAAGCCTTTTGAATTTGCCATTAAAAGCGATAAATCCCATAGGCGACAAAATTTTGAGGGCGAATCAAGTAACCCCACCATTCGAATCAAAAAATGTTTATTTTCCGATAAAAGATTTCACGGATAAAATAATTGAACAAATGACAGGCTTTCCAAATACTAAAAATGACGATATAGTGGACTCAATAACTCAATTTTTAAACTTCGCCCGAGAATCAAACGCCAGTGCACCAATTATCGCAAGTGCCGGCCGACGCAAATCGGAATCAATATTAAGGGGATATAATGCCAAAATCAGATAAGAGAACCCGTACAAGAAAAAACTTTCCAATTGCAAGCGAGATCGCCACACATATAAATTCAATAGATTTTTCGGGCCTTCTAACTCATTTACCGAATCCGGATGTAATCCTAAAGGAATTGAGTTTAGATCAAAAAGCCTATGAAAATATAATGTCAGATTCACATCTATCTGCCACAATTCAGCAAAGGAAGTCCGGAGTTAAATCAATGCTCTGGGATGTTGACAGAGGGAAATCAAAAAGCCGTCAAGCGAAAGCCGTTAAAATGGCTTTGCAAGGTTTGGATGTATATCGAATTATTAATGACGCTTTAGACGCTCCATACTGGGGCATGACTCCACTTGAAATTATTTGGGATCGTCCCAATGGTCAGGGAATTATAAATCCACTTGAAATTATTGGCAAGCCGCCCGAATGGTTTCAGTTTGATTCAAATAACATATTAAAATATTTGACTCGATTCGCTCCGGTACATGGTATTGATTTACCACCTAGAAAATTTTTACTCGCTCGATATAGCGCGACATATAAAAATCCTTATGGCGATCCAATTTTATCAAAAGTATTTTGGCCCGTAACATTCAAAAAAGCTGGCTGGAAATTTTGGGTTTCTTTCGCCGAAAAGTATGGCATGCCTTTAATCGTTGCAAAGACGCCGCGCAAAAATGATGACGCTGAATTTCA